ATCGGGTCAGATTATGATCAAACAACTTAAGAATAGATACAATGACCCCACAATGCATAAGAGATTCGTTGTGGGTATTGACAGGGCAAAGATGCGCCTGTATGATTGTGACGAGCAACCGCAAGTCGTGGATGCTGGTCAACCCGAAGGACCTGTTGAGGTTCTCGAAAACAAACTGTTCACTGACTGGAAGGTTTAATTATGTCGATTGATGCAATGCCTCAGGACTTTAAGGGTTTCAACACACCCTCGTCCAAAAAGGTAGTAGATGATGCTAAAAAGCGTCAGCAAGAAAAAATGGAGGTTGATCTCGATAAATATATTGAGTTCGTTGATGTCGTAACAAGCGACCCTTCTAAAGATTTTGACGCTCTGATGGAGCGTTACCAAGAACTTCACAAGGCAGGTTGCAAGATCGAACGCCTTGACACCGCTGCTTCTGGTCTCGTGGCAGAGAGTGGTGAGTTTATGGAACTGGTGAAGAAAATCAAATTCCAAGGTAAGCCTTACAACGAAGACGTTCGTGATCATCTGATGACCGAACTGGGAGACATCCTTTGGTATGCTGCCCAAGCGTGTATGGCACTTAATCTTCGTTTTGAAGAAGTGATCTTCCGCAACACTGTCAAACTTGCCACACGATATCCCGAGGGTGAGTTCACAGTGGTACGCTCTGAGGAGCGAGCAGAAGGCGACCGCTAACCTCTACAACTTAAAACAATGCCAGAAGACTATCATCAAGAAGTGCAGCAAATGATTGATGCTGCTATGGCAAAACATAATCGTACTGCTTCAATGATCAGTATGATTCTAGGGTTCACTGTGCTAGCACTATTTGTTGATGGTCTTCTTAGAATGATGGGAATCATCCCACCATTCTTAGGCATTGATGTCGATGTTATAGATAAAATTGCAGAGCAAGTAAAAAATTCGTTATGACTGTTTATGTTGGTAGCGGTCAACCAGTATTTGAATTCATTCTTCCGCAGGAATGCATTACTGAAGCAGACACTACAATTGATAACTGGATTCTAGAGGGGAAGGAGCAACCTATCTCCTCTAATATAGTAGGTACCCAAACTGATACTGAGTTGCCTCTTCCTCTCTGCCAACGTTTTGCAGCAGACTGTTGCAAGATGATTGCTAACTTGGTCTACAATACAGGAGGTAGAATTTATGGTGGACTTAGCAATGGTAGCAATGATCTAGAATTTGATGTACGTAATTGCTGGGGTGCAGATTATTCACCAGGTGACTATGTGAAACCACACAGTCACTACCCAGCAGATTTTGCTGCAGTGGGATATATTCGTCTCGATGATGGAGCAGCACCAATTATCTTTGATCGAAACTCTCCATACTTTCCGAGCGAAGGACAGATGCTTATCTTTGATGCTAAGATGATTCACGAGGTACCAAGGACAAACTTCCATCGCAGATGCTTCGCTATGAACTTATACAAGCGCCCAGGCACCTTCTAAATAGTAGGTAAACCACCATCGATTAATGGCACAGGGTAGAGGCGTACAATTAGAGTGGGCGATTGTCTTCGAGTCTTTGATACGAGCTGGTGTATCGATCACAGAAATTCAAAAGAGAGCGACCAAGCATCCGAATCTAAAATCGTATGATGGTGTGGTTGGCACTCAGGCAAAGCAATGTGTAGATCTGGTTGAAAAATCTGATCCTAGTTTGTTAGCAGGTGCATATCATAGTGATGAACTGGGGATTGAAGGTGACCCAGAACCAAAGACTGATGTTGTCTTTCAAAAGAATGGTAGGAACGTTGTAAGATGTTCGGTCAAGATGAAAGGACCCATTCAGTTATCGAGTGCTGAGGGACCTAGTACAGCAAGAGCAATGGCAGCAACTGCTGCTATGTGTCCTGGTCAGAGAGGACCTAAGTTGTCAAGTTTGATTGAAGATATTTCCAAGACTCCAACTAAACTTTTGACGCAAAGAAATCTTGCCAAAGCAACTCAGAGAAAACCAAACATTGTAAAAGATTTGGTTGACTCTAGCGGTAACATTAAGGCAGATAAAAATTATAAAGTGTGGTTGGAAAGAAATAAACCACAACTGATTGCAGATTTATTTGAATATCTTGAGAGTGATCCTCACTTCTTATACTGTCTGATTGAAGAGACATTGACGGGTAAGAATTATTTCAAGGCTAATAAGAATGCTATAGCGACACATATGTTGTCACCATCAGTCTTTGGACCTATCGATGATGCATATATTAAGAAGATGGTTGGTAAAACCAAGATCGACATCCGTGCCAAGTCAAGGGACGGTATATCAAGTGTCGCCTTCCGCTTTGACGTACGTGCTTGAGGGGGTATAATACTGGTATGGCAAAGCAAAACACACACCTAGAGCACTTAGAGGATGACATCCTGAACCAGGGATCTGCAGGAGGCAAGAATGCCATCGCATTCCTGAAGGAACTTGGCAAAATGCTGACAGAACCCACCTCCAACGTTCGCATCACAACCAAATGGGATGGAGCACCTGCTGTCATCTTCGGTAAAGATCCTGTGTCGGGTCAATTTTTCGTGGGTACCAAAGGAGTCTTCGCAAAACTTCCTAAGACTTGCTTCAGTGATGCAGATGTTGATGCATATTACAGTGGTGACCTTGCTAAGAAACTCAAGACCTGTTTGAAGTTATTGCCCAAACTGGGTGTCAATAATGTAGTGCAGGGTGACCTACTATTTACTGATGACAAACAGGCACGTACTATTAAAGGTAAGAAAGTAATCTCCTTTCAACCCAACACTATCACTTATGCTGTTCCTGCTGGTACCCCTCTGGGAGACAAGGTAGCAAAAGCAAAACTTGGTATTGTTCTTCACACTCAGTACAGTGGTGGTCCTCGTCTTCTTGATATGACACCTTCTTTCGGTGTTGATGTTTCCAAGATGCAAAACATCCCTGGTGTGATGGTATTCTCCTCATCCTTCCAAGATGCTAGTGGCGCATCTAAATTTTCTGATGCACAACGTATTCAATATGATGCTGCTGTTCGCAAAGCAGAAGGTTCATTGAAGCAAGCGTCTGTTTTCCTTGACATCCTCAAGCAGACTGGAGATGGTAAGTTCCTTTTGTCCGCTATGTTTAAGGTGTACTTTAACTCTTTCATTCGTCGCGGTCTAACATTCTCTAGTGCTGCAGCAGTCGCTAAAGGATTTGAAAAGTTCTACAGCGATGCACTTGACAAGGAAATTGCCACCAAGAAGCAGGCAAGTACCAAAGCAAAGTATGAAAAGATCAAAGCAGATGGTGTGCGTTTCATCCGTTCTCAGTACCGCGCTATCTATATGACTGTTGCTTCCTATATGAATTTGATTGCTGCTAAGACTCTAGTCATCCGTCAACTGGAAAAGGTCAAGTCGATTGGTACCTATATAAAGACGGATAGCGGTTATCGGGTCACTGCACCTGAAGGATTTGTCGCAATCACCTCTGGTTCTACTCTCAAATTAGTTGACCGCTTGGAGTTCTCCCGCGCCAACTTCACAGTAGAGAAGAACTGGGGTTAATAAATATAAAAGGGAAACAACGAATAACAAGATGAGATTCGCTAGTTTTATTACTGAAGCACGTACAGTCGCTGGAGAAGCGGCAGCAAAGCGTGGTTTGCAACACGTCGGTCACGGTTACTACGCTGATCGTACTGGTCAAATTGTTGCAAAATCTGAGGGTGGTCAGCGCCTAGTAGCGGTCAGTCCAGAAGAAGCAGCGCAGGCACAAGCAAGTGCCGAGAATGGTGCTGCTGAGGATGAGGGTAACGCAAGTGTCGAAGACCTTGGTGCCATTGCCATCACATTCGGTCGTTTCAATCCCCCCACAATCGGTCACGAGAAACTGCTTGATACAGTTGCGTCGATGTCTGAAGGTGGTGACTATAGAATCTATCCTTCTCGTTCGGTGGATCCTAAGAAGAACCCTCTTGAACCCAAGGAAAAGATTAGTTATATGAAACAGATGTATCCTTCCCATAAGGATAACATCGTAAATGAATCTGACAAGGGGAACATTTTTAATGTCTTATCAGCAATCAATGAAGAGGGATACTCTTCTGTTACTATGGTTGTCGGTTCTGATCGCGTTGCTGAGTTCAGCAATCTTCTTAACAAGTATAATGGCACAGCATACAACTTTGAAGAACTCAAAGTTGAATCTGCAGGAGAAAGGGATCCTGATGCCGAAGGGGTAGAAGGTATGTCCGCATCTAAGATGCGTGCATTTGCTGCTGAAGGCAACCTCGCTGAGTTTGCTAAAGGTATTCCTGGTGGTAACGAACAACTGGCAAGCAACCTGATGAATGCTGTTCGTAAGGGGATGGGTATCGTTGACCAAGAACAGCAAGTAGAAGAAATGTGGAGCATTGCTCCCAAACTTGACCAGCAAGGTCTTCGTGAAGCATATGTTGCTAAGGAAGTATTCACTCTGGGATCACTTGTAGAGCACCTTGACACTGGTGTTCGTGGTGAGATTGTGTACAGAGGAACTAACTATGCAATCTTTGAAGATGAGAACGGATGGAGATTCCGTTGCTGGTTGCAGCACCTCAATGAGGTAGCAGAGAAGCATCATTCTGCAGACGATGGATCTGGTAACACTTGGAAGGTTGGTACTGATACCTATCGTCAAGCAGTACAGGATATGACTCCTGGGCAGTCGGTGAAAAAGTTCAGCGACTTCCGTAAGTCTAAATAGTATTATCAAAAAGAAGCCTAGAGATGGACCCCATTTACGCCGCGAAACTACTTAAGTATTCTCCTGCAGATGTACAGTCTGTGACATACGTTGTTGAGTATGCATCACATAACTGTGAAGATGTGAAGGAGATTCACGAATATATTGAGTCTAAACTGAAGACTGACAGACTCATCGAGATTGCCGACATCATTCTTGAGAACAAGAATATGGCAACTATCAAGGCGAAACCTAGTGCTGCTTCTGGAAAGATTGATAGCGTTAAAGAAAAGCAAACTACTGAGGGACCTGTAACAGCAACCCAACGTTCCATCAGTACAAAAGCATCTGACGCTTCCCCTAAGACCGAAGAGGTCATTAAAGAAGAAGAGGCAGACCGCCTGAGAGACCGTCGTATGGAAAGAGGCGGTGTTGGTGGAAATCAGCGTTACGGATCTAGTGCTTCCTCTAACAAAGGAGCAAAGAAGTATGACCCTGCAGCAACTCGTGCA